TCAACGGCATAAATGTTAGAGTTGGCTGAGGCCGCGGAAACGGTGTCATTTTCCACGAAGACGACAAGAGCATTTTGTTCTTGTTCGGCCCCGTTACCACCAGGAGCGGCTGAAAAGACACATGGGTCAATCACAGTAGCTCCCGAAGCGGTACGATTAGGTTGATTGTTGTTGTTGTAACGTTGAAATGCTGGAACGCGGGACGGTTTCCAAACATATTCAACAACTTTCTCAGACGGAACACGGACCTCCATACCCTCGGTGATAGAGTCGCGCAAGTATGTGGAGGTGACTGAGGTAGCTCCACTGCCGGTTAAACAAGAGAGCAAGGATATGACCGTACCTGTAGAGGTCACCCCGGTTCCTTGACCGACAATGGGCAACAAACCTCCAACAATGCGACCCGAACGATTAAGTTCGGTGCCCTCATAAAACACACGCAAAGACATACCCACACACCGAATTTTACCGGCAGTGGACCAAAACGTGGCTAAGTTGGGGGCATTTGAGGAACCATACGCCAACGTGCCAGTGGCATTACCGAGATCGGTAAGTATCCCATTGCCAGCCGATGTCTCAGTAAGAGTATTAAAGGCGTTAATAGGATAAGGAAACATAACCCAACCAAGATTATGGCTGGTTGATGTCCCTCCGTTGGCAGTAACGGTGTTACGGTAATGGTACCTGGTTGTAACAAGACCTGTTGGCGAGACATCTGGGTCAGGGATGTGAGCCGGGTACGAGTTAAAAGGGTCCGCAATACACCTGAAGTATGTGCTTCCGCTGAGAATAGACGGACTTGAAGTTTTAGAAGCGGGTTTCGTGGACTTAACCGGCTTCTTGGCCATCTTCTTGGCCATTTTGGCATTTTTCGTTTTTGTCATTTATCTGGGACCCCCGATGACTCGGCGACTGTACATCTCAATTCACCTAATGGTCTGCGCCGTGCAGTCTGTCGGCATTTTGGTTAGCACGGAAGTATTAAGTTAGGTTAATAACACCGTTTTGGGCATGTTATGATTGAGACCCCATTCCTCTTTCAAAGGCTAGCAGTACGACTGCTGGCTGTACGGTGCCACCGGGCCGATTACGGCCATAGGGTTAACACACCACACTTCCCCAAGGTGTGGCGGGCAGTTTAACGACATACCGGTCGTGTGATCCTAATAAGGCATGTGTGCACCATATTGGTACACACGAGCATCATCGCGTTGGGAAATGTGGAGTGATCGGAAATATTGTTCGATGCATATCTGTGCATCAGGCGTTATACCAAAGGCCAACCAGAAACTAAGTCTGGTTTTATCGCTAATTGGTCCAAAACCACGCCTCATTCCATTGATCATCTGCCGTACTCCCCATCCATATGTCTGTCGTTGACGATCTTTACAGCAATACCCTTTT